AAAGTTCCAGCAGAATTATTCCCTGTAAACCTTAGTTGAGAGAAAGTAGGACTAGCAGCAGCACTCGGAACATATACTAAATCATCTTCGTTTAGCCTAACTCCATTTACATAAACTCTCAAACTATCTTCCACAAACGCTGTTGAAACAGAAGTAGTCTTGTAATTAATATAGTCTGGTGTTACCAAATTTGCATGAACAGGAGTTAGATTATAATTATGCGAATGAGCCGCAGCAGAAGAAAAGGCCATTCTTGCCTTAATCTTATTAGGCTCTTCTATTTCCCATGTAATTGTATCTGTATCAACCAATTCAACAATTTCATCATCAAACAAAACTGTATTAGATATATCTTCTGTAAAAAGTTGAAGCCGTAATGAAGTAGCCTCATCTGAAACTAAAAGTAATTTATCTCTTTCTGCCCCCAACATCCTAACAAAAGAAACAATACTCGGTAACTGATAAACATCGAGTGGGTCTATAAGAGAAATATCTGATGCTGTTAATGCTCTGACACTATCCGCATGGAAAGCGATATCGTGGTCAGCAACATTTATTGCCGAAATTTTCAAATACCCACTATCTTCTAGAGATTGATTTAACCTATTAGATAACGTTCCGGCTGTACCTATACTATCAACAAGAATATTCGTATTAACGTCAACTGCTGAATTGATAAGCCCCTGTCTAAGAAGGATGTTTTCTAAAGGCAGATTATCATATATCCACTGATATGGTTGCAGTGGGTCATATAGTACTTCCGGTATTAATGAAATATCTGGCATTTTTCTATCTTATATATCTCTTAGACAAAAGAAATACGCCAATTGAATGTAATTTGTACGCTATTTGTTTTGTTTAAATCTGGGAATGTCGCCATACTGTATAAATCTTCGTTATTCATTCGTAATGCTATCTCATTTAATGTGGTGTTTGCATCATCAAATGATAAAACAGATGTAAATGTTACTTGCGAAGTTATTACTGGGTCTATTGTCGCTACAATTGGCTTACTAGCCACTGTTGCCCCAAATAATCCAGTTCTACTTGTGCTTACATATTTTGGAACACCACCAGAAGTTCCATTGCTGCCATATAACATTCTGTCTATATAGAATGTAAAACTGTCTCCTATTTGATTAGCTAGAACATTAGCTAATGCATTACGTCCATTTGCCAAAACAGTGTTGTTAAATACTCTAGTTTCTATATCTCCACTAGTGTTTTCTATAACAATCTCGATTTGACCTTTGGGTTTTATTTCATCTATTTTCATTATTCTCCTTCATCCGCCCACTCAACTATAAAATTAATACTTTCTTGTTGCATAGTGTGGTCTTCGCCGGGGGTGCTCAACGCTGACGGAAGCCCAAGCATAGACAAAGACGTAGCAGTTTCTATTTCATACTCAATTATTTCCTGTCCTCTTCTATCTATGGATTCAAAATCATATCCCTGTTGTGGAGGATAAATTCTTTGTGCAATAGAAACTTCATCTTTCTCAAATTGTAAAATACTAAACGTTATTGGGGTTCCTCCTGTTGGCCAATTTTGCGGTTGACCACTTAGAGTTACCGTAGTACCATCTATTTCAGAAATTCCATAATAATCACTACCAATGAGGATTAAAAAGTTTTCTTTGAAAATATCCCCATCAACTGGTACAGCAGGAGGATTAGTGCCATTCTGAATGTCTAATCCGGTCTCATAATTTACTACTGTTGTAAGTGTTGGGCCTCTATAGTTGAAATATCCAGTTTCATTTTCAATTACCCTGTCCTCAACTATCACAGTAACCCCACTTACAGAACCATCTGTATATCCATCAATATAAAAACTTAATGTTTCATTCTCTATGAAACCACTTATGAAATATTCATCACCATTATAGACCGCATAATTTCCTATAGAAACATAATTTCTTATATCGTCCAATGTCGTAGCAGTTACAGCATTACCTCTTATAAGAATCACATCTCCTATGTTGTCTCTTAATATCACAATAGCACGACGTTTTACTGATAATACTCCAGTGATGCTTGTAGCAACCACACCACCATCACCATCTAACAATGTATACGTAATTCCTGTTGTGTTTACGGTAGGCAACGAACCATCTGTTTCTAAAATAAGAGACCCATCAGGTAAAATTTGTTCTATATTAAATGGCCCACCATAAGCTGGTATATCTATTGTGTATGGGTTAGTAGCAAAACCTTCTATAACATCACGTTCACTCTGAACTCCCAACGCAGCAAAGTCTACAGAAGAATCACTTAATGAAAACACATCAGATTGAGTTATGGTGACAGCCGCAGTTTGTCTAAGTATTTCATTCGACAATCGGAAAGTAAAAGAAGATGTATTCAACAAAGGGGTTTCCGGTGGTAAAGCCCCAGAAATTATTGCATTATGCTCTGTAGGATTATCTATTGAATAAGTGCCAGCATTGGCAGAGGGAGCCAAAACTCTCAATCGAGTCAATGTGTCATCATCTAAATCTGGAGTAAATGCATTTATTAATATATCTGGAGCGAATAATGCAATATCTGAATTGCTACCAGTTCCAGCAGTCCCGGCTGGCACTACAGTTGTAGATGTAGCAAGTGTATCTCTCAAAATAGATTCATAAGTAGAAGGTTTCATGCTTCTATTGAATATTGTTTGAACTGGGTCCACTAATGTTACATCGGTTCGGTCTACTTGAATTAAAGTTGTAATTTGTTCAATAGGAGGTTCTATGAATTCGTTCAAACTTCCTAATAAATTAATTGAATGTAATACAGCATGGAATGGTTTAAATTCCTGAATAATTTCTTGGGCTTCAAGAACTCTTTCATTCGATATATTTTCTATTTCTATGTCTACGCTGAATTTACTGCTTATTCCTCCAGTGCAAGGGTCTACAAAGTCTTTGTCAATATCGCAAGGATTTGTGGATTCCCTTTTGCTGCCATTATATTCTTCCATATTGTATATGTTTTCAGAATATGGGAATTCAGTTCTTATATCTCCATATACAAGTTGGTCAAAATAAGGATTTCGGTCCTGAATGATATCATCAAACAACGCATCATCTTCTTCAATAAGACGAACGTTCCAGTTCTTTGGAGGATAGAGTTGGTCTCTTTCATCACGTTGGTCGGATATCGGGAGAGACCTTATGTATGTTTCAAGAGTTTGTTCTGAAGCATCTGGAATTTCTTTAGTTTTATAAACAACTCTTATTGAATCCCCACTCATCAAAGCTAAAGGCGTAGGGGCCGTAGCTCCAGTCCATGTTACAGTAGATGCGGTAAAAGTTCCATGATTGGCCACTACTAATTCAGTCCAAGTCTCACTGTCATCGGCTCTATAATACATTTCAAAATTAGAATCAACAGGAATCAAGGCGGTTTTTGTCAAATTAAATTCTGTTTCATAATCTTCTATTACATTGAAATGTTCTTGGTAAGTATAACTTGAAATTACTTGCCAATATATTGTAAGTTTTTTAAGAATAATATTAGCCTGAGACAATGCTGAATTAAGACCTTTCAATGTTCCTTTTTGTTTAAATAAAGGAACAGCCCTTTTAATTTGCCTTCGCCACAGTGTCGGGTCTTCTGACCTTAGTTGTAAACTGAATGTATCGGCTAGTATAGGAAGAAAGTTTTCAGATACAGCATTTGCATCAATTAAATCAATTGTTTGATTAGCTAAATCTTCAAGGAATTTAAATCCATCACCAACAGATTCATCCATGCCCAAAAGAACCCATGGGCTTAAATCCACGTCGCTCAATGTCATCTTAAACATTTCTGCCCTATATCGTTCAAGCAACGTAGAATATTTTTCTGGGTCTGTGAAGTGGGTAGGAATACTTGTTGTTAATTGGGTAGCACCACCTAAAGAAAAAGAAATATAATTAGATATTTTGTCGTTTGGAGAGGATGCGAATGGTGTCCATGTCCACTGTATTACATAATTACCTAACCTCATTCCAAGAGGACTCCACAACAATTGAAAATGACCATATTGAGTAAATCCATCTGTATCTTCTGAAACTAATTCAACTTCAAAGTCTTCCTCATCTCCAGTAGACAGCCATGCTGGATTTGTACTGTTTCCGTTTTGTTTTACGACCTTAGCCTCAGAAAAAAACGTTACCTCTCTATTGGTATTTAATTCCAATTCATTTTGGATAAAAGTAACGTTTGCCAAATTATCTTCTGTTGGGTCATCACAAGCTACTTCTAGGGCTAACGCCAAATCAGCTTGTAAATCGGTATCAGGGATTTCATTAATCAAGCTTCCATAATTTCCACCTGAAAAATTTCTTTCTATATAGAATATTTTTACGGTGTCAACACGGTAAGGATTAGCTAATAAACATCCATCTGCATCTGGAGTTTCAAACTCAAACAGAACATCATCAGCGATTGTTGGATTTTCGTTTATTTTTTTACTCATTCCATTCCTTATGAGTATATGAACGACACGTCTGTTTCATCTGGCCTTATGATTTCAAAGAATCTAGTAGTTATTGTTGTTCCATCATCTCCAGATAATTTTACAAAATTAATGTCCATCGTTGATATTTCTTTGATGTCCGATAGACTTCTTATTAAATCAGTATCTCGTAATGTTTTTCCGTACTCCCAATTATTTAAATCAAAAAATTCATTAACTTTATTTTCTATTTGTGTTCTAAATTCTGCTTCATTCTTCTTATAGAATTTGTCCATAGTCACATCAACCTGTATGTCTATTTCAACAATAGTTCCATCTTTAATACAAACAAAATCTGTGAACATTTTTTTATCTACAAGTTCTTCATTTAGGTCTACTTTTAATTCGTTGCCTGCTTCTTGTAGACCGTTTACGCCATCTTTTGCCAACACATATAAATCTATTATATTTCCAGAACATCCGTGATTTCTAAGTGCTGCTGTTGCCTTTCCAATTTGTCCGTGATATGCAGTTACAAATTGGTCTGCTAATATTTTATAATCTTCTCCAGATACAGCTCTATCTTGTGTTCTTAGCCACAGAGGAAGCTTAAGTCTTATGTCTTCAATAGTATCTCCATTGTATCCAAATTCTCCTCTTGTATAATTTCTTAAGTCAATAGGAACAGCGTATCCCAGCCCCGGAATACTTACCTGTGTTTGTGTTTGAACAAATCCAGTTACGATATTTCCAACTGTTCCTCCACCTACCCTATATGTTGCTTGGATTTGAGAACTTGCTGATGGAATAACGCCAGCCCTATTATTTCCAAAAATTAAGAAACAATTCCAAAGAGAATCAAATTCAATTCTATATTCACGTCTTGGATTTGAATCTGTGAAATAAGTTACTTGGTCCCACAATACCCCATCAACAGTAACACGAACAGAATCAAAAATAACAGGAAATCCTTCTAATTGATAAGTTTGACCTACAGTGCCATCTCCATCGAATTCATCTACTCTTGTTCTTCCCTCTAGTCCCACAATACTTGTATTAGAAACACTACCAGCAGGAATCACAATTGGGGAATCAAATAAAGGATTTCTAAAAATATCTGCTTGGAATAATTCTATACTTATTGCCGCATCATCTGATACAACATCTACAACAAGAGGAGTGTCAATTAAAATATCTGTTAATAATGGATTGTTTATAGTAGCAACCCACATCGACCTTGCTGAAATTGGGGGTTGTGGTTGAAATCCTACTAATTTAGATAATCTAAATGCGTTATCTATTTCGGTTACGGTATCTATGAATATTTCGTTTACGATTTGGTCTATTTTAAATGATAAAGTATCTGCTAAGAAGGCCCAATTTTCTATCTGCATTATTGCAATAGATGATTCGACTAAATCATTGAACGTATTTGGTAAAACTGTTCCATCAGGGCCAAATCGTTCGTTAATAAATTGAACTAATCTGGTTTTCATAGACCAGAAATCTTGATTGGTATAGTTAAGACTCAATATGTTAGGCTTCTTAACTATTCCAGATTCTTCGTAAGGGGTCGGTGTTGTATTTAAAGTAGGCATATTTTTATCCTAAACCAGCATCTAATGGCACATTCAATTTCAATTCTTGAATCTGCTTAATATTTTCGGGGTCAAAGAACATAATCTTTATACTTAATATATGGTCTTTTTCTGTTCCTGTGTCTTGAGCATGTAAATCATCTTCATCAATACTTGATGAAACTTCTATTGCACTAACTACAATTCTGGGTTCCCATAATTTTATTGAATTAATTATCATTTCCCTTGCTTGGGATTCTATTTGTCCATCATTAGGCTCAAACATCAAATTTCTTAACGGAGTTCCAAACTCTGGCAGCATAACTCTCTCACCGGGATTCGTAAGTAATAAAACCAATAAATCTGATTTTACTTGCGATACCCCCCTCTGAGAATGTAAAAATCCTCTGGGATTTTTTTCTATTGGATATGGTGTTCCAAAAATTTCCATTATGCATCTCCACTATCACACTGATGAAACGGCATTAAACTATATACGGATGTACAAGCAGCATCTTGAGAGGCAGACACAAAAACTCTGTCACTTGACACAACTCCCCACGGAGCTTGACATAATACTGGGAATATACCCGGACCCAGTTCTCCGTTGACTTCATAATCTTCTCCAGCCAGCAA